AGGCTTGACGATAGGTAGCCCATACTGCTTTGTCAACAGGAGCATCAGCTACTTGTGTCCAATCACAGTCTTTTAGTTTCTCATCCCTTGAAGCACGAACACTCTTAGCCTGTTCAGCATCTTTAGTGGCTTTATAAGCAGTCTCATGCTCAAGGGCTGTGGTTGTTACGCCATCGACAGTAGTATCGGTAAACACAGGGCCAAGGATATATTTGGTGTACCACTTACCATCTACTTGCTCTACACCAGAGGCTTGAGAGTATTGGTAAACAGTACCACCCGTTGCTTGTGGGCCTTCAAAGACTACATCAGCACCCAAAGCTGTTAAGACTTCAGTTGTTGTTATGTCCCATGATGGGCCACCATTGGCTTTTGTGTATGCACGAAATTCACTTTCGTACATTACTTGACCAGTTGAACGTAAACGAATTTGCATGATTGTTCCTTATGCGATTGCCAAGAAGATAAATTTGCCACCAGAGGCATTGATTTCTGCTGGCGCAGTTGAACTAATCTCAAATCCTGCGCTGTATGGGTCAATATAGTCGGTGTTGGTTACTTCTGCTGCTGTGCTGTTTAAAAATAAGTAAGGGTCATTTCCACTTACGATGCCACGAGCAGAGTCCCATACATACCAGTCTCCATCTGCATCGACACACTTGACCATTACAAACCTAGCACCTGCTGTGAAGCCACAGTTAATTTGAAGTGTAGTTCCTGTACCTGTGTAGCTTCCTACTTTGCTTACACCAGCGCACGTTGCAAAGAGATATGTAACAAATAACTCACCCGAACCATTAACCCAATTGTTACCCTGCGACAGCGTTCCAGTATTAAGTGAAGAACCTGTCCCAAACCAGACACTTGTAGTTGGCCAATAATTACCTGTTCCATAGCTGTATCCAGCAGCACGAGCATTTAAAAACCCTAAGTAGTTAGTTGGTGCGGCGGAACATCTAACAATCCAGTTCTTGCTATCGGCATCTCCTATGCCTGTAGCATTTCTGCTTTTAGTAATTGAAAGCTCTGGCACAACTGTCAAATTGTGAGGTATGGCTCTATTGGAAGCTCCATCCCCAGTCCAGCAAACCTCATCAAAGAAGCTAGGGGCACGTCTGAATTGCCAGAACACAAACGGAATAGCAGAGCCAGTAAACCAATCATTGGTAATTTTTTGCACAGAAGTCATTGAAGCAAAGCTGTACGGGTATCCTGTTATCTCCGCCGCCGTGTCGTTTGCCTGAAGATTGCTATCTGGTAGCAAACGGCTATTCCAATAAGTGGAGTATGCTAAATCACTTTTTCTAAAGAACATCAAGTCAACAGGAAAGCCAGCAGACGGTAAAACCGTATTTGTAACGATAGTGGTTGTAGCAACATTAGGGCTAAACACACTCGTACCCACAGTGGGCACTTTCATTGGGCCTCTACGAATGGCTATGTAGATGTGTTGTGTGTTTGCTCCAGTTTGCCCATATTCAAATCCTGTAGCGGTTGGAGTGCCAAACCCGTCACCGCCTTCTGCACTGGATGAATTAGGAGTAAGAAACCTGTCGTTGCCTGACTGTGACCACCCCCGCATTGTGTCAAGCAGTCTCCAAGAATACCCTTCTGCGCTCACTACCTTAGTAATTAAGAATTGAGGCTCGTAGCCAAGGTTAACTGTTGCATAACCAGAACTATCAGCAGTAAACGACCCACACGAAATCACATTGTCCGTACCTGTCAGGCCAAAGCCCCCTGCGTTGTGGGCGAATAGGTAGGCAACGCAAGCGGTTGAGCCTGATTGCAAGTTGTAACTAATTCCAAAGTCGGTAGAAGTTGGGTCAGAAGTTCCCCATCCATCTATAATTGTTCCTACCGCAGCAGTTGATTGCAACCGCAAATACTTATCTCGTCCTAAAGTTCTATGGTATACATACCAATTATCACTCGCTCCTGTTGCTTTAATAATAATGCAACCTGGAACAGAATTAAGAGAATGACTAATTCTTTGGTTTAAAGTAGAGTCTGTTGTAAACGTCACAATATCAAAAAACTTAGGCTGCTTGCGGAATGTCCATGAAGCGTAAGGAATGCTTGTATTGTTCCAGCCTGAACCACCGCTGCCATTGTTTACAGTTGTAAAACCAGTTGCGCCAAAATTTGTTACACCAGCAGAAGCGCCAACCTGTATTTGTCCGCTTAATGAATCGCTAAATAAAGCATTGCGAACACCTCGTGCAGTGTCAAACAAACCATGGGAATCTGTAACTCCAGCAGTACGAGCTTTCAACCAAACTAAACCGCCATTAGTTGATAAATCAATGCCATTGGTAATGGTCTGTGTAGAGCCATTTCCTGTATAAAGATACGTTGAGAACACTTCCTCAATATAGTTAGGAACAACAGGAACACCATTGCCACCAAAACCGTCATAGCTTGCTGCCCCGCTAGTTGCTTGTAATGGCATGGTTTAGGCCTTAAATTGTGTTACTGAAGCAAGAACAGTAAAGGTTGCACTTCCAGTTTTTAGAATTGCGAAGCGGTAACTATCAATGCCACTAGCATTACCCGCAGTTGGCGCACCACCTAACCACCTTGTCGTAACGCCTGATGTAGTGCCATCAACTTGAACAGCAGAGTTATAGTAAGCAGTAGAGCCTTGAGTGACCAAGAAAGCCACAGTCATTGATTGACCTGTAGTCATCAAAGTATTCAATGAAGTACCGCTAGAGGCTCTGAAGTTAACTGTCCAGTTAGCACTTGCGTTACTTGTGTAGTACAAGACAGACTGAGTGGTAATGTCGTAGTTAATCGTGCCAGTAGCCGCAGTTGCAGATACTGTTGCTACCTCTGCTGCATCGTTTAGAACAATGGCTGTTGCAGATGATGTTCCTGTAAAGGTTTGTGTGCCAGTAAAGCTGTTGGCGACATTGACAACAGCAATATTAGCCCCTGCCAAAGTTGATGCACCTGTACCACCATTGGCGATAGGAAGTGTTCCTGTTACACCAGTACCCAAAGGAAGACCTGTAGCATTGGTTAAAACACCACTAGCAGGTGTTCCCAACTGAGGAGTTGTCAGGACAGGGCTTGTCAGGGTCTTGTTTGTCAGGGTTTCTGTGCCTGTCAAAGTAGCAAAGCCACCTGCCGTGAAAGCAGCGTTAGTCCATGTTGAACCTGTCCACACAAACAAATTGCTAGTCGATGTATTCCAGTACAAAGCACCTGTGAGCAAAGCATTGCCATCGTTGTCTACAGTAGGTGCAGTTGACTTGCTTCCTAAGTATCGGTCATCAAAGGCATCGTAAGTGTTAGCGGCATCAGTAGCACTAGCAGCAGCATTTGTTGCGCTTGTAGAGGCGTTTCCTGCGCTTGTAGAGGCATTGGATGCACTCGTTGAAGCGTTAGATGCTGAAGTCGCAGCAGCAGCAGCACTTGTCGCAGCAGATGTTGCACTACCTAAGATGCCATCAACATAAGTCTTAGTAGTAGCGTCTTGGGCATTGGTAGGGTCACCCATGCCAGTAATCTTAGACGTACCCATCGCAATAGCACCCGACATCGTGCCACCAGTAGTCGATAACTTACCACTCAGAGAAGTATCAACTTCAGTCTTTGTGTAAGCATCTGTAATACCATAACCAGAGATAGTCGTAGGATTCGTACCAGAAGTGATACGTCCAAATGCGTCAACAGTTACAGACTTGTATGTACTAGCAGTAACACCAGTTGTAGCCAAGTCAATCTCATCTGCGCTAACAACTATTCGTGCGCTTGAGGCAGTATTCACGTTAAGCGTGTTACCTGTCTTGCTCATGCCAGTACCAGCAACCACCTGACCTGCACCTGAGAATTGAGCAAAGGTAATTGATGTACTACCTAAAGTACCGCTTGTTGGAATAGTACAGATAAAGCCGTTATTGCCGTTAACTGTACCACCCTCAACAAAGGTGTAAGCAGCTACCAATTCAGCGTATGTATCAGCGTCTGTTGTTCTAGTCCATGAACCAGATGCACATAAGTAGATACCATTGTTAGAAGCAGTAGTCTGGTCTTTAACCAATACTCGGTCACCTGCAATAACAGATATACCATCAATGGTCTGTGCGCCAGATAACGTAAGGTTTGCAGTAGAAGCAGCAACCACAGAGGCTTTAGCATCAATACCTTGGGCAATAGCATCTACATAAGACTTGGTTACCGCATCAGCATCAGCCGTAGGAGTACCAAGACCTGTAATCTTGTTTGTACCCATAGCGATAGCACCAGACATAGTGCCACCAGAAAGATTCAACTTTAAGTTGTCAGCAGTATCTACATAACCTTTGGTAGCAGCGTCTGAAGCATTGGTAGGTGTAGCAAGACCAGTAATCGTTCCTACTGTGCCAGAACTCATATCCAATGTGCCATCAATCGTGACGTTATTGAATGTAGAAGTTCCAGAGGCAGCCGTTACGTTACCAGTAACATTGCCTGTCAGGTTACCTGTGACATTACCAGTTACAGCACCTGTGTGTGTACCTGTAGTGTTACCAGTTACGTTACCTGTCAAACCACCAACAAAGCCTGTTGAGGCAGTTACTGTTGTTCCTGTGATGGCTTGGGCAGAAGAACCACCGATAACAGCACCATTGATTGTTCCACCAGTAATTGTGGCAGACGATGATGTGAGTGGGCCTGACAGACCAGCCGTAGCCGTTAAAGTGCCTGTCAGAGTAGATGTTCCAGTAACAGATAAGTTACCACCTACAGTTACATTGTCGCCAGCAGAGCCATCTTGAAAGTTCTTTAACTGAGCCATCAACTGACGGATAGCGTTATTGACTAACGATGGGGCCATACCCTCCGCTAAGTTAATACTGTTAATGTCAGTATTGTTATTAGCGGTACTGCTGTATTCTGAAATCTTGGTCTTTGCCATAATATCCTCTTAGGGGTTAGCCATACCAGTTAAATCTACACGATATGGTTTTTCAGTTAGTCCAAATGTAGCCCCATATCCTAGTTGAAGTGCTTTTCTTTGCAACTCTTTACTCAATGGCTCAACTGTCATAACTGATGCTTTTTTCATCAATGTAGCTGCTAATTTAGGGTCTAGCATTGCATTAACCAACAACTCACGAATTGCATCGTCTGTGCCGTTATAAAGCCAGTTCATAGGTGCAGATACCTTTTGCAAAGCAAGAGGAACATCACCAAACATTTGTTTACCAATCATTCCACCAATCACGTTAGCAGTACTCATGTTCTTAAATGTATCTGAACCCATTGACTTGGTAGCACGAGCCAAAACACCACTATCTAAGTCTTCAGCCACACGCTTTAACACCGCAAGTTGCGTAGTAGAAAGATTAGTTTCCTTCTCTGCTGCACGAATAGCATTTAAAAACTTAGGTTGTGAAATTAAATAATCATTAACCCTTGATGGGTCTGGAGTCGTAGATAGAACCTTACCCTTGAATTCTTGTGCAGCTTCAAGACGCTCAATGCCTTTGCTAGAAGCAGCATACTTAGACAAGTAATCTTTGTATCCAGTAGCACCTGCTTCAATAGCATCATCTACAGAACGAATAACAGATTCAAGTTGTGGTTTGGCGGCTTTAAATGCGCCAGCAGTAGGGCCACCACCTTCAGATTTATCAAGTAATCCCTGCGCTTTTGCTCTTAAATCTTTACGAATTTCGTATAGTTCAGCAGGTGTTGTAGCACGAGCAATATCGTCTTTTGCGTCTTTCATCACAGACATAACAGTTTGACGTTTGCCTACTGGTGAAGCAAGAATGTCATCAATAGTCTTATTGACTGTTAAAGCAATTCCAGATTGAAATATCTCTGGTGTAACAGTTGAATTAGCAAATGCGTTTTCACGCAATGGGTCTGCTACTTCGTCACGTTTTTTATATGCTGCTTTTAAAACATCGTCATCTTTTGCAAGACGATTTAAGATAGCCATCTGCGCTTGGTTAGCTTCCAATGCCTGAGTAGCAAAACGCCCTTTTGTTACATCCAAACCTTTTAATGCTGTCTCAGCGTTAATTAGTCCAATGTCACGAGTCGCTTGTGCAGTTGTGGGTGTATAACCACCAATCTTAGGAACATAAGTACCACCTGCTTTAATTGCTTGTTCAGCATCAGACGCCAAGTTACGCAATACATTACCTGTAATTACTTCACGCCCTACTTCAGTAAATGGACGCACAATCTCTCTAGTTGTACGAGCAAGAACAGGCGCAGAACCTACCATGCCACCTGCTGTAGTAGCACCCGCCAAAGCACCTAATGCTTGACCAACAGGGCCAACATCGCTTTCACGAGCAGCACCAGATGCCAATGCACCACCAGCAGCCGCAGCACCTTGAGTTTCTAAACTCTTAGTAAAGAAATCTTGTGCGGGTTTTGGCAAATACTTAGCAAGAGAGGTAGGGCCAGCCACACCAAAACCTGCGCTTGTTACATCTTGAACAATACGCTCTTGAGAAGTTTGTGGAGTAGGAACGCCAATCTGCGTCATTAAATCTTGCAAACCTTTGCTACTAGGTTGCATAACTTGGCGACCTGCCAATATGTTAATCAACCCTGTAAGCGCATCTGCACCAATAGTGGGTAATGACAAAGCACCAGTTAATGCTGCTCTACCTGTCAAACCTAATTGTCTGCCAAGGTCTTTAGCACTACCAATTTGCATTTGCTCTGCACGAGGAAAGCTAGTAATTTCCGCAATAGCTTCTTCTCTTGTCAGCTTCTTAGCAGGTGCGCTAGGTGCTACTTCACTTTTTGATTGCTCAAGTGCGTATTTATATGCTTCTGCATCAGTCAACTCCTTATCAGAAGTGACTTCATATGTGCCTTTGCCTTCAATGGTTACTTCATAGGTTGCCATAATCAACCTTTCTTTTTAACAGTCACACCAGATGGCAAACCAGAACTTGTCGCAGTAGATTTTCTTACAGCATCGTAAGGGTTAATAATTGCTTCTGCTTTGCCACCCATTTCGGTGTTTAGATTTCTATAAACATTAAGTGTAGGCTCAAGTGCTTTTTCTCTTTCGCTAACAATGCCTTCAATAATAGATTTTGCGTCAAGCCTTTGTTGTGGCGTAAATGTTCCACCTTTAACAAGTTGTTGTGCAAGCAATTGAATACGCTGTGGCACAGATGGGTTGCCAATAATTGTTTCTACGTCACCCTTTTGAACCGCACCAGTTTGGTCATAAACTTTGGCAAGGTTATAAATCATTGCGCCATCAGCACTTGCATTTCCTTTTCCTGCTTGATTAAACGCATCATAAAAAGCTGCTGCACGACTTGCAACAGTAGTGTCGCCAGTATCTTTTAATGTTCCTTGCCATTGATTTACTGTAGCAAGTTGGGCTTTAGCCACAGCAGTTCTATCGTTTAAATCAATAGCAACTTTAGGTGCTTTACTTGCGTCTTTTCTGTCAATGTAAGCCTTAACCAATGCTCTTTCAGTCATGGTCATTTCATTAACTGGAGTCATTATTCCAAGAACTTGTCTTGCTTCTTTTACATCTCCAGCAATATCTTCTTTTTCTTTCTTTGGTAAACCAGTAGCAATAGTTTTTGTTTGACCTGTAAATGGGTCACGCTCAAATTGAGTAGCACCTTCAGCAAGTGAGAATGTTTCTGGGCGCATTGCTTTTTCAGATGCAACCAACTCAGCCAAAGTCTTACGTCCTTCAGCAGAACCCACTAATTGAGGAATTGCTTGTTGCAAATTAAATCTAGGCGCAGTTATGCCTTCACCTTGACGCTGACCCATTATGTCCTCGCCATAAATCTCTTGAGGCTTGGTTGCAGCTTGGATAACACCTTGAATACGTTGCTGTTCAGCTAATGCTTGTTGCTCTAGCTTACGCTTACGAATCATGTCAGCTAATTGAACATTCTGTAGTTGGCTTTGCAATGTGTCTTGCATACCGCCTTTGTAGGCTTGCTGACCTTTCATTAAGCCTTCAGCAATAGATTGACCAGTATTCCCTCCTTGGAATAGTCTGCCAGCTAGTGCGTAGAGTGCTTGTGCTTGTGCATCGTCACGATTACGAGTAATGTCAGCCTGTGACATACCGAGCAGACCCATTGTGTCTGCACCGCCTGTACCGAAAATGTCTAATAGTCCAGCCATGTTAGAACTCCAAAGAACCCATGTATTCACCAGAAGCAGGGTTTAAAGCTGCTGAAGAACCACCAAGCCAATTAGATGCGCTATTCCACAAGTTACTAATGCCTTGTTGACCACCCAAGTTTTTATACAAGCCACCACCAACAGCAGCAATACCTAATAGGTTTTGCAATGATGATGTATCTGCTGCGCCACTAGCTGTAGACTGACCAACTCGTCCTAGTGGGTTGCCATAGACAAGTGATAGATAGTTCTGTAAGTTCTGTTGTGGTTGGTTTTGCAAGAAGTTAAACTTAGCAATATCTGCTTGAGTTTGTGCGCCTGTATAGCCCTCACGAGCCTGACCAGCTTGCAACATAGCTTGAATGTCTTGGTAGTCAGCACCAGCCATTGCAGGGGCAGCCATCGTAGCAGCTTGCTGTCTTGCTCTCTCATCAGCGTAGTTCTGATAAGCCAGTTGACCAGCCGTGTTAGCCAATTGTTGACCAAACTGACCAGTTGCCCTGTCTTGCAATGAACCCATAGCACCAGAGCCATAACGCCCTGCTAGGCTAGACTTAGATGCAATGTCACCTAAAGTTGTTTGAAACTGAGTCTCAGCAGCCTTGGCAGCAGGTTGAAATGCACCTTGAAAGAAAGGGTTTCCACCTAGAAAACCACCAGAAACTGTGTTCTGTAGCTGATTCTGTGCAGATTGAAGTAAGGGATTACCCAAAGAAGCACGAGCCTCTAAAGCCTGTAGACCAGTTTGAGTGGTAGTGCTAGGGCTTACATAAGTCTGACCACCATAGTACTTAGGCCCACCGCCCTGATAGGCTTGCTGTGCTTGCTGTAAGCCATACGAAAGGTAGGGCTGAATTGTTGGGTCAATTGACGATGTGGTAGTAGTAGCCATCTTTTACTCCTAGAGTTTCGGATTCCAAGATGGGTCATCCACGGAATCCATTATACATAAATTATTAAAATTAACCAATAATTGCATACCGATATGTCTTATTGGCAGTCGAATTTGCAAAGTGGGTTATCGTAGCCGTACCCTGTCCTTGGGAACTAGCGTAAATGTTTGTCAATGCTGATGGAGAGATGTAGTTCATCGTAGTAATCAAAGACGCTGTAGATGGGTAATTTGTACCAGCAGCGTAGGCTTGAAGACTTACTAATGCACTATCTGCTTCCCACCAAAGTTCAATGTAATCATTTGCATTTAGGCTTAAATAATAGTTCCATCCAACCAAACCACGACCATCAACCGAACCATGTTTACTAGGTACAGCAAAGAATCCTGTTGAGCCAGTAAGGTTCGTTCCGTTGATTTTTATCCAAACCCTTACATCATGGTCTTGCGAGTCAGTATTCTCAAACTGACCAGACCATTGAAAGTTATAAATGCCTGTGTTTTTGACATTCATCCTAGAACTATTGGATAAAGTTATGCCATTGGAAAAGTCCGTAGTGTCCATCGTCATTGCATAGGCAGTATTTGCTGCAGCAAGAGTTTGGTCAACAAGGCTTTGAAAAGCCCCATAAGGCATATAGTCCACGTTAGCAGCAGCAGACGCTGGCGCAAACAAGATAACGCTGTCTGGGCCTATCCTTCTGTCTGTCAAAGTGGTAGTGGTTGCACCACCAGTTGCCAGAGTCAAAGTCCCTGTGTTATTGGTCTTTCCGTCCATGATGCCACGGACAACTTCAGCCACAGCCCTCTGGTCACCACCAAACGCAGGTAGGCTTCTAAACATCAGCGCACTCCCTGACCTGTCACATCCACATCTACAGCCACAGCGTTCTTCCAATCTGCGCCAGTAGGAACAACTTGAATACGATGGTAACGCCCTGCGCTACGCAAAGAAACCCTGTTCTCTGAGTCGGCAGCTACTGGAGTCCCAAAGGTAACATCTTGGCTTAACAATGTGCGAGAAGCCACAGCAACAGTCGCTGAACCATTATCTACCTGTGGTCTAGCCAAAGTCACTACAGATTGTCCACCAAGGTCAATGTCTCCAGTAGCAATTCTGCCTGTAAGTGGTTGACCTGTGTATGTGAAAACCTTTGCACCTAGCGTACCACCAAGGAAATACTTACCACCCACATACAAACGTGAGTCTAAACTTGTTGTCAATGCGTCAATAGATGCGTTAATGCTATCCAATTGCTCAAGCGTAACAGAAGTAGTAGAGGCTTCTGACAGGTAATCAGTACCAGCATCCGCATAAGTCCATTTCTTAGTAGCAAAGTTGTAAATGATTAGTTTACGATTTCCACCAGTATCTACATAATTCCAAATAACCAGCTTACGAATTGGGTCAACAGCAGCAGACATAGTTCCATAGTCAGATTCTGATGCGTCATCAATAAAGAATCGGTCAACCTTTTCGCTTCCAATTGGTACTACTTGCTGACCATCACACATATAGAAGCCATCGTCCGATAGGAAGAATGTAACTCCTTGGTACTGTGCAATAGAACCAGCAACCATACACCCCTTGTTACGAGAGATATTGTCAAACTGGAATATGAACGGAGTACCTACATAGGTCATTCGGCTAATGGCTCTTTCTAAGAACACCAAGCCAAACTCACCACCACGGATTCCTACAATCTGTCCACCATCAGGAATATCTTGATAGTCAGACTGAGTGTTTACATTCTCTACCCAATCTGTCTCATCGTTAATCGCAGACCAACGAACACGATATTGTTGTTGTGCAGCAGATTCATAGGTATTCGCACAAACAACAAAGTCACGCACGACAGTAATAAACTTAGCTATCGGTGCAGATGCGCTTAAATTAGCAAAGGACGTAGAAGTTCCTAGCGTCCATGCTTGCAGTACGTCAGCGTTATTAGTAGTAATTACTCGTTTACCAAATTGAGTAAACCTAACTCTATCGTTAATGCCAGTAGTCATTCCTGTCTTAACTTGAGTCAATGCGCCTACGCCATCTACTGTATAAATCTTAGATGCGCCAGAAGTAAACAACTGAGTAGTGGAGTCTGGATTCTTGGCAGCGTACAAAGACACTAGGTCTTCAGCAGCAGTACCAGAAAAGGCTACAGCACTAGGGAAAGGCCCATAACCCACAGCCTGAGAAACCACGTTCTTAGCGTCAGTCAATGCGCCAGATATACCTGATTGGTCAGGCATCCACTCACCTAGTTGAATTCTTTGTGTAGGCATATCAAATGTATGTAGTTTGCATTGCCAAAGGAACGCCAGAGTATTGACCCTTTTCATCTGAACGAGTCAACGAACCCATAGCCCTATCAAACATAGTTCCCCATGTATTGATTCGAGCATCGTTCATCAGATAAGGCTCTGCCTCTAACAAAGACGCATACAAAAGCAAATCAGGACAGACAGTCAAGAATGTGTTTGATGTGTTTGAGTCGCTCAAGAATGGAGGCGCAATGGAGTAAACTAAACTCAATGTGTAAGCAAAATCAGGAATAGGTGCTAACTTAAATGTGCTTGCCAAGACTGTGTAGTCCAATGGCTTACCAGCGTCCATGCTTCGTGAGTTACGAGAGAACAAAGACGGAGATTCATAGTTCAATGGAAATACAGGATTACCAGTAACCACAAAATCTTTTACTTCCAAGAAGTCAGATGGGATAGTAACTGTTGCTGTACCTGATGTGCAGGTCAGCGTTGTTGAAGTTAACATTTGGCGAATACGCAAGTCTCTGCGTAAGCGTACTTCTGCCAAACGGATAAAGTCTGGAATCTGAGTTGTTAGGTCTGAACGAGCCAAGTACCCTGCGATAACTGTCTGTAGTTCGGCATAAGTAGTAATGCTCATACAACTCCTGTTCTGGTGCGCCATGCACGATTCATTGGGTCATTTAACCAAGCAGCAAAACGCTTCTCATCTAGGACAGCAAAGCCACGCATGATTCCAACTTTGTTCAAGTCATCAATGACTGTCATAGGAATAGATGCAACCTTGTTACCAAACAACTGGTCAGACCATCTTGCTCTCTCGTCATACGAGTTATATTCTTTTTTGTTCTGCTCAACAATGTCAGACACATCTTGACGAGTCTGAATGACGATACCGCCCTCACCATCAGCATGAACAGCAGTTTGTCTAAAATTGGTAGGATTTTGCATAGCCTAATTCTATCAGTTTGAGTAGAAAAGAAAATGCCCCAGAGGATTAGTCTGAGGCATTTTTTGGGTTACACCAGATTAAGGTGTCAAGTCAGCCAAAATGCCATGAGCAGCTTGGTTTTTAACTTCCAATGTGTACTCACACAACAACTGTGTGGACTCATTGTCGCCAGTAACAGCCAACTCATTGGTCTGGAAAGGACGCAGATAAGCAATAGCAGCCATGTCAGGGTCAAGGATGAACGCTGTCTCGTTACAGCTATTGGTAGATGTCATGAACCTGTTGGGAACAATTGAGATTGCACCGAAATCTGACAGGTAAACATCTGCTGCGCTGACGATAGTGGTAGGGGTATTAGATGGGGCCATGAAACGCTGTGCAGCGATACCAGCAAACGCTGATACCAATTGCTTGTGTGCAGGGTTGACCATCAACACTTTAGGATTGCCACCAGAAGCGTAAACTTCTTTAATGACAGTCTTCAAAATGTCTTCTGTGAAAGTACGATTTGTACCATCAGTACGAGCAGTAGTGCCCAAGTCACCAGCAACACCAGAAGTACCGCCATCATAGTTGGAGTTCAACCATGCTTGCAGACCACCCAATTTACGAGCAGTAGAAGAATTGCCGTTAGCAGCAACTTGGTTGCTCAACAGAGAAGTCTCCATGTCACGCTTAATTTCCGAACTGGCTTTGGCCAATTGGTAGGCTTTTTCTGATTTTCGGCCAGCCTTATCGACAGCTTGCAAAGTGCCAGAAATCTTTACAGTCTTCTGTGCAATTTGGCAACGATTGCCAACACGAGTAGTAGGAGACATAGTAGCGTCAGATGCCGTTGCACCTTCGACTGCGTAGTTGTCTAAACCTGGGGCGGCAAGCGAATCGACTTGCCACTCATGTAGAACAGCAGTAGCTTTAGTCTTGCCGATGGAAGACATAAATGGAACATCTGTTGGTGAAATCGAGTAGATAACATCCGAAAGGTCTTCACGCATACCGATTGCGGTATATGTTTGATAGGTAGCCATAATTTAATACTCCAAAA